ATGAATGTAGAGCAAATGCTTTCCGAGAACGGAACTGTCCACAAAATTGCGATGGATATTGATCGTGTAATCAATGCGCTTGAGTACGCAGAATCAGATCCAGATGTTGCATATAAACCAGCGGCACTCATTAAAATTTGTATCAATCAGTTAAGGGATAATCTTTCTGTTCTAAACCATGAACTTGGTTATGATTGGCCGGAGAATAAATAAATGAAAACTCCATTAGACATGCTTCATGATATCGTCGCTCAGATTTCCGAAGGCAATACTCTTCTGGAAATGATTTATAAAAACACCGAAGAAATGAACGAGGAAACTGATTGCGGCTTAGCCTGCCTCATTCGCTCTTTCGATAAAACCCGTGAAACAGCTTACGCATACATCGAAGAGTTAGCAAATAATGCAAAGACAGTTACCCCCCCCATCGGGAATAGAGATGATATTGCCGATGATATTTTTTATGCCACAGTCAGCGCTGCAAAACTCAGGGAACTGGCTCACGTATATAACGAATCATATTTTTCAGGAAAAGACAGTGATGACGCTGATTGCCTAATGGCATCACTTATTTTCGATAATATCATTAAGGTACATGAATTACTGAAAAGCATCGAAATAAAATTAAATTAATTAATAGGTAGTTTAAATCACACCATCCCTGGTGGGGATACGTGCAACCAAATTTCAGAGGAGATTGAAATGAACCAATCTGAAATAGATAGTCTTCTTGAATCAAAAGTTTCGCGGCGTAGGCATTTAAAAAGCCTGGAGTATGGTGTTGGTCATTATGACGTAGAATTCCCCAGCACTATTATCATCGACGGAATAATGTGCCACCACAGCGCTCACCGTCGTTGGAGCGGCATGTTATCTCGCTGCTACAAACCGCACACAGAACAGTTAGAGCACAGTTACGCCGGATGTACTGTTGCCGAAGAGTGGCTGCGATTCTCAAACTTTCTGGCGTTCTGGAAAGAAAATTATCGCGATGGATATGTGCTAGATAAGGACCTGCTACACCCTGGTAACAAGATATATGGTCCTGAATACTGCGTATTTGTTCCCCCAGCACTTAACTTATTTACAGGTGATCGCGCCCGTTTACGAGGGAAATACCCACAGGGTGTTATCTGGCATAAACAGTCCGGTAAGTTTCGGGCACGAATCAACGTAAACGGAAAGATTTCACACCTTGGGCTTTTCAACACCACACAGGAAGCCCACTTAGCCTGGCACACAGCCAAGATGCAACAGGCTAAGGACTGGAAGCCCACATGTGATGAGATTCACCCACTACTACATGCAGGCCTGATGAAAAAAATAGCGGGAATGCAACAGCGATTTACTCAACCACGTTAACCAACTTTTAAATGGGTAAGTAAATGTTAATCGATAAAGCGGCATACAAAACAGCATGTCTTTTCTTTATGGTCTATGGCGACGAGTACCGCCATATATCTGACCTTTTCATGCGTAAAGCTTACGGAGTCTGAATATGCTCAGTAGAGACAGTTCTCTAGAAACCGCAAAAAATACAGCAGATAACCTTTATCAATTAATGGAGTTAATCAACTCCAATATTATTGATATGGATATCGAGCAAATAATTTCCCTGTCTGGCCTCTGCCTTGATTTATCGGCTCAGGTTTCAATGTGGATGGATTCGGAGTTTGAACGCCGTGAAAAACAACGTAATTGAAACTTACCGACGCCGAATTTTAAAGGCAGCGTTATTACGCCACCAGCGTAAAACGGGTACTAACTGCCTTGTTATTAAGCTCAATAAAGGCGGTATTAACACGGTCGAGTTAACAGAGATTCTTCTCGATGGATTATTACGAAAATTCGAAAGGCTCGCGATCAGTGAGTACGGGAATGTCGAAGGCGTAAAAGCTATCAAAGGAATTTACAGCAGCGCTGTTGATGTTAATGGCAGCGGTGAATTCCTCACAGATAGCGGAAAGGAATTAATAGACGAGCTCATTTCTGAGCTGGTTGAGTTCGTCAGAAAACAAAAAGTAGAGGCTCCGAAAACGGAGGGTCATGAAATGGGGGGATCTGATGGCACTGACAGCGATACGAATTCCTGAGTGGGTTCACCTCAAAGCAGCACACGTTTTAAGCCAGTTCAGAGCAAGGCGCATTCACCCCTGCCGTATGCACGGCTCCGGTAATTTGAGCCTCAAGGTTAACCACCGCTGGCGGCTACTCTCCCGCGATGGCGGCAAGAACTGGGAAGTAATGTCCCATGAGCGTTATTCAAAAGTTAAGGATCGGAAATGAACGATAAACGCACCGTAAGCACAATTGATCTGGCATTGCAGAAACACGATACGCCAGTTGGCCCGCTTTTCGTGGCAGTACGCCACGGACGCATTAAAAAATGCTTCACTCGAGACACAGCGATCCGCTATCTGGCGTTCTTCATGACCACCGAGGCTTTTGAGCGTTCAGGTTTTCCACAGCGTCACCCGCGGGTGCGTATTGATCGCGATGATATGGAGGTATGGCGAGACGGGGAAACAAAGGCGGAGTATCTGGCCGCCCACCAGCGTTGTATTCGCCGTCTGCGTCGTATCCTGGCGCGCAAGCGAGAAATGGAGAAATGGTGTGAAAAATGGGACGCGATGCATGACCGGTTCATTAAAGAGGTCGATGCACTTCAAGCCATCAAGCCTAAAGGAGTGTATTGATGATTGCTTCAGCCTTTACTCCGGAGCCGACATCAACAGGCATCCGTTTTGGTAACCGAGTTATTGGTTATTCAGTTGCGGTTCGCCAGCTCGACAACGGTAATTATGACAAACGAATTCCGGATGGACTTGAACTGTTGGCTTGCATTATGGAAGGGATTGAAAGCGGCTGGTTTAACCCGGGCATCGAGAAAGAAATCATTCTTTGGCGCTGGATGCTGGTTGCCGTCTTTATTACGGAAGAGCAGGAAAAGAACGGGACCAGTGAGGTGGCCAACGATTCAGGAGGTTTCGACAAAGCAGTTATCTACTCCGGCCAGCACGGTTCAATCAGTATTTATCCTGCGCCAGAGCGATTCGCACTTGCTAATCATGTGGAAGGTATTGCCATTGAGAAATACGGCCAGGAGCTTGGTCAGCAGATGGCTCTGCGCATGTACAAGGGCATGTTAGCGGAAGACGAAGTGCAGGGGCTTCAGCTGTCACAATTTGGCCGGGAGGGTTTTAATTTGCTGCACGACAGTTTCATCGAACAGATTCAGAAAGAAGGCATGCCTGACATGCCAGTTATGCACTGAGGTGATTATGAGCGACGTTGTTCTTCTGGTACCGAATGACTGGGTTAGCGAAAAGGTTCTGATTGCGGTTACCGGGCTCAAGCCCGGAACCATCCTCCGGGCCAGAAAAGAATGCTGGCTGGTTGGGCGGGAATATGTGCATGTTTCACCTGACGGAAATCCGAAACCTTCCAGCGAGTGCATGTATAACCGTAAAGCGGTCGATGCGTGGGTGGCCTCAATGAAAAACAAACAGCCTGGGTGATCTGAGGCCATGAAAAAGGTAATCTCATATCGCTCTTGGGCGTCTGGAGGAATCAATGGATAAAGTTATATATCCAACAGGCGTCGAAAACCACGGTGGCACATTGCGCATCTGGTTTAATTTCAAAGGTAAGCGTGTCAGGGAGAGCCTCGGTGTCCCTGACACCGCTAAGAACAGGAAGATCGCCGGGGAACTGCGGACATCGGTATGCTTTGCCATCAGAACAGGCACATTTGAGTACGCGGCACAGTTTCCGGACTCCCCTAACCTCAAGACTTTTGGGGTGGGGAAGAAAGAAATTACAGTGTCAGAGCTTGCCGAAAAGTGGCTGGATCTGAAGAGAATGGAAATCTGCGCGAACGCACTCAACCGTTATGAGTCAGTCGCAAGGAATATGGTGCCAAGGATCGGGGGTAATCGGCTGGTGTCGGCGGTGACTAAAGAGGAATTACTGTATATCAGGAAAGATTTACTGACCCGTCACCAGATGCCAATGAAGGGGAAGGTCCCGGCAAAGGGACGAAGTGTTGTCACCGTAAATTATTACATGACAACGATTGCCGGAATGTTTCAGTTTGCCGCAGATCACGGTTACTTAGAGGCGAACCCATTCGACGGGATCAAGCCTCTTAAAAAAGCCAGGGCAGAGCCAGATCCGCTAACTCGTGACGAATTTATTCGCCTGATTGATGCATGCCGGCATCAGCAGACGAAAAACCTGTGGTCACTTGCAGTATACACAGGGGTGCGTCATGGGGAGCTGACCTCCCTGGCCTGGGAGGATATCGATCTTGAAGCTGGAACAATAACAATCAGGCGTAATTATACAAAACTGGGTGAATTCACTCTACCGAAAACTGAGGCCAGTACCAACAGAGTGATACACCTCATTCAGCCTGCGATCAGCGTCCTGAGGAATCAGGCGGAAATGACCAGGCTTGGAAAAAAGCATCAGATCGATGTTCAGCTGCGCGAATATGGCAGAACTGAGAGCCACGAGTGTACATTTGTTTTCAACCCTCAACTGGTCAGAAAATGTCAGCAGGTGGGGATCATCTACAAAGTCGACTCGATAGGTGATTTATGGGACGCAGCGATGAAGCGAGCAGGGATAAGGCACAGGAAAGCATATCAGTCGCGTCACACGTATGCGTGCTGGTCACTGTCAGCTGGCGCTAACCCCAGCTTCATTGCCAGTCAGATGGGCCATGCGAGCGCCCAGATGGTCTTCAACGTATACGGTGCGTGGATGGTAGACAGCAGTAGTGAGCAGATCGCAATGCTGAATCAGAGGCTCGCGGATTTTGCCCCACAGATGCCCCAAAGCATACATAGCAGCGCCAGAGCATTATTGAAATCAGTAAGTTAG